TTAATCCATCCAGAGGCATACTGTCTGCGCGCTCCGATAAAGCGACTACGAGTGATCCGCCTTGGAGGGTTGTCCTGGCCATTAACCGCGCGAGCCTCCCTTCGAGTTTCATCGAGCATCTTCTTAATACCTTGCCGCAGTGTCTCCTTACCGCTAAACGCATACGCCATAACGTACGCCAACTGCTGTGCGAGGTAATTCTTAAAAAGCTCGTCGTACTTACTCACCTGAGTCTGATCTCGGATATACCCTATATTCAGATCTGCCGACCCACCATTATCGAGCAAAATAAAACCGTCCTCGATCTGATAGTCCTCCGCCAGAAGGCTGTCGTCCACATCACTTCCGATAAACCGCAGGCGGATATAATCGTTTGGGAGAGCGTACTTATCCGCGTACCCGGTAATCGGGGCGGTAGCATTTCGGGACAAGACCGCGCGATACTTGGCAAAATTCCAAGGGTGCGCGCGTAAGACGTATCTGCGGGTAGTGTCATACCATCGGCTGCAAATAGCCTCGTCTTGAGTCTTAGGGTCACGTATGTTCGTAATAGGGGGAACTTTAAGCAGATCTAAGGCGAGGTTGCATAAGTCCACCTCACTCAGTATAGAAGGCATATCGCAGACTCCTTATCCCTAAAAAGCGTACCGCCTAGCCGCTGCGCGGTAGTGGTACGCTTTTCAGGTTGTATTACAACTTTCTGCTTTACGCGGACTTGACGAATATCGCGCGCACAGCTACGGTGCCCGAACCAGTACCAACAGTATTGGCTGTCAGCGCCAGGTCGTACTCCATCTCAGGTGCCGCCTGATCGTCACCGGCCAACGAGAAGATCTGATCGCCGATAGCATCGATCGCGAGCGAAGACAGACCGTTCTGCTCTGAGCCCATCGCCTTACCACCCGAGATGTCCACGCCAGCCATAAGGATGTCGGCATCTTTCACCGCGCCGCCGTTCTCAAGCGTCTCGTAGAGCCCGAGATCGTAATCGGTAGCCCCTGTGATGGTATCACAGTTGATTTCGATCTGGACCGGGATCATGTTGCCGTTGACCTTGAAAAGACGATAGATCGAAGCATCGGTATCCGCAGCTGCGACTTCAAACTGCGTTTCCATCACGACAACCTCACCGCCCCGGTTGAAAACATTCTTGGTGTCCTCTGAAACATATCCGTTAATGACTGCCATGATCGAATCCTCCGTAATTATTTGGTAGACCCCTCCGCCGTAGCGGCGAAGGGGTATATCTTTAACGCCGCTTACGTAGCGGTCGTAGTGACTTTCTGGATCCGAGTTTCGTCGGTCCTGACCGCACCGATCTCACCGAGGACCTGGATGTAGGTGCTCTCGATGTAGCCCGGGTAGTCCGGAATGACCTTAACGGAAAACTCTTTCGACATACCGTAGATCAGCCCCTGGCTCGAAGCCGAGAAACAGTCTCGAACTGCGGCTGCCACGGCTAACTGCGGGTTGTCCACCGCACTTCCGAAGCACACAATGTCCATGCCGAGGACCTGAACAACCTGGCCCTTATCGACGATGTAATTGCGGCTGAAATCACCGGAGGTGAGCTGCGTGATGTTGAAGAGCTGCGTCTCTTCCTGTTCGGAAAGCCCCAGGATAAGCCCTTCAGGCATATCTGTGCCGACTTCTTTCGAACGGAAGTTCTCCCTGATCTCAAGGAGCTTCGCGTACGTAAGACCGGCGGTCGCATTTACGGTCTGACCACCGCCACCCGCGAATGTAACCGTAGAGTCAAACCTACGACCAGTCGCCACATCGGCGAAGAGCGCGGAAATACCGATCGCATCCGCTTTCCGGTAGATCGCGTACATGCAGTCGCGAACGAGCTTGGAGCTCGGGTTCTCGAACATGCCACGCACATCCCGGTTGTCCACGATGAGCTCGACAACGATACGATCTCTCAACATTCTGCGCCGTGAGAAATCGGGGTTGACCGGGCTGATACGGGGGTTTCTCTCGTTCGCGGTTCTGGCGATCACCTGACCAGTGCCGTCGTACGACCATTCGTCGCCAGTCACAGGGACAGACGGAAAGCGACCCATAAGGCGGCTCTTGGTCTGCTGCGCTTCGACATGGAGAAGGTTGCTGAATTGGGTTATCAGTACATTGTCTATAGGTGCGGCCATCTGAGCCTCCGTTGTTTAAGAAGAACACTATCTTTTGAGAATAGCGCTCCCCGCAACAGCGGACGCCGGTGCACCACATATGGGTAGGTGCCCCCGAATATAGTGGACCCGAATGGGCTACCCGCTATATCACAGTAAATATACCTGACAAACAAACAAAAGTCAATAGCGCCACCAAAATTATTTTTTAACCTGGCGCATTTTCGTCATGATAGCGGTGTTCTGATCCATGACTTTCTGGTGATCAATATGCTTGTAATCAGAGAACGCCGGATCGCGCATAAGCGTACGCTGTTGGGCCGAAAGCGCTTCATAACTGTCTGCGCCCGACGTGCCGCCCCCCGGTCCTCCGCGGAAAGTATCCTCTTTAATATACTTACTCGCGATACCATCGAGCGCCGCGGTAAGCACTATAAGCGCATTGTTGTCGAGATTATCGACTAGCGCAAGAACCTCCGAGGGTGCGTTCTCTTGCATGAGCTTTTTAGCGTTCGCGACAACCTGATCTTTCTTGTCGCCAAAGATTTTCGATGTCGTCTTATCAAACGCGTCGTCGAGCGCTTTATTCTGCGCTAAAACTTTCTTGTGCTCCTCAAACATCAGCCTCTCAAAGCCCGCCTGGAGCTTCTGCGCCGCAAGTTTTGGAGTGCCGACTTCGTGCATCAACTTCTTCACCGCCACATCGGTTTCCGGAATACGCTTGGCGTCTTTGAGCTCATCAATGTTGACAAACTCGTAGTCTTCAGCCTTGGGCGGGACGCCTATCGCGGAATGAAAAGCTGTAATCTCTTCAGGGGTAGCTTTTTCCCCCGGGAGGATAACACCCTTTTTTCCGATAGTAGCGTCCAGGTTATCGACGAATTTAAAAAAGGATTCGGGGTCTTTGGTGTTCTGCTTGACCCACTCTTTTTCTCGGTAGGCTTCAGGGATTAACGAGGTTAACGAAGGGGGATTGCCTGCGCCCGCGGCCCCTGTTGCGCCGCCACCGGCACCGGGACCCGCCGCTCCAGTCGCGCCGCCACCGGCACCGCCACCCGCGGCTCCTGTTGCGCCGCCACCAGCGCCTCCGCCCATCAAAAACGAACCGCTTCCACCACCAGCATTACCGCCGCCATTAGGATCCGGCATTTTTGGGTACCTCCTCTTCATGTTTGAACTGAAGTTCAACAGCCATTATGACTTCCGGTGTCATAAACTGTCTAAGCCGAAGATAAACGTCTCGGCGCGCGTTATTATAAAAAGTCGCTTCAATATCGACTTTTCCCGTAGTAGTCACGACTGTGGAAGGAAGCGCAAAGCCGGTCTCGATACAGAGATAATTCAAAAGAACCCGGCCGTCCTGGGTGGACGATAACCGGGAAATCACCGAGATCATCTTGTTTTTAGCTATCTCGATCTTTTCTTTATTCAAAGCGTTTTGCTTCATACGGGCTGCCCTTGTGAAGCCGTCACGACATCTTTACCCGCACCGGCGACGTTCTTCGCGGCCTCGGATTCGGCCTTCGCTTTTTCCGCTTGCATCGCCGCAGCTTCGGCTTCTTGTTTCGACCGGATATTCGCCTCTGCAACATCACGGGCTTTTAGGATTTTCGAAGGTGCCCCACCCAGATCCCGAATAGCCTCAATGGCCTCCCCGACATCCAGGTACTCGAAAGCCTCCGGATATGCCCCGCCAAGCGCGAGCACTCCATTAATCAACTCGTTCACGCCGGCTTTCTCTGAGGAACGTAAAAGTTGCGCGGCCGGGGAAATGTATTCGATATCATAAAGGTTTTTCCCCGCTATAATCGCCTCTTGAATTTCTGGAGGGATAACAATGGGGGTAATGCCGTTCTGTTCCAGTATTTTTCTTTTCGCTTCGTCATCTTCTGTAATGCCCAATATGCCCATCTCGAAAAGGATGTTCACCGAACGCGTAATGATCGGGGTAAGCTGCTCGTTAAATATGCGCGAGTAGACCGAAGAGAGCGCATCGGAACGGATGTCGTACCGGATCTCGGCTTCACCAAGCGTCATGCGCGTCTTATTATTCAGGTCATAGAGCTTATCGATCAAGAAGTGCTGCATGATCTCGGTGCGTAGCTGCTCGATCGCCGCAACTATACTCTGAAGCTCACCGACATCGAAGATAACCCCGACAGGCGATTGGCCAGTCATGCGCCCAGACATATTGAAAACTGAAAGGCCCCCGGCCGAGGTATCAACCGCAGCGGCCCCCAAACTGCCATCATCCATTACGAACAGCGGGGGCTCGACTTTCTTCTCAACTCCCACGACAAACGCCTCTTTGAGTGCGTTAATCTGCGTGATAGCCGGAAGCGCGTCCATCGCTGGACTTCGGCCGTACATCTCATTGGCCAGGCGATACCACCTACTCGGTTTCGACGGGAGCTCCGTATATCCGCTCTCTTTGAGGATGTGCTTATTCTCTACTTCAAAATGGTACGTCGCAAACGGCATTGCCTTATTGCCCGCTTCCGGAGCATCTTTCTGATCCTCCTTCGTCCGGGGCTCAATCGCGATACAGATATGCACCCGATCGAGTTGGCTCTTCTCCTCGTTATATTTTTTCTTAGTGCCCTCGCTCACATTCTCAAGACCGTACGTATTGACAAGCTGCTCGACCGTCGGCTTCTCATCGAAATATAGGGTGTCGACAAACTCATCAGTCGACTGCGAAAGCCGAAGAGACTGCAAAGACCAGCATTTAAAAATCAAAGGGTTAGCGTATTCACCCCGAAAGACACCTACCGAGCCGGTACCAAACGCCGCGCTTTCATCCAGGTTCTCTTGGAACGCGAGCTCGAATCCCGCCTTCTCAGTCTCCATGTACTTCGAGACGACTTCATTTAGGGAAGCATAATACTCTTTGTTGGCTTGGTTTTGGGGAAGATATTTAGGCTGGTTCAATCGAAAAGTACGGCCCCCTGTTTTCCACAGAGAGCCCATAAGCGCGGAGGTCATTGCTTGCAATGCGCGCGCCGCGGTTGAATCGTTTATAGATCCATCGTTTTTAAACGCGCCGGGAGCCGTCTCAGACTGAAAGCCCACCTTTCTCTGATAGACATATTCAGCGAGAACTTCAAACTGATTGTCCCAGGGAGCACGCTCAGTAACGAGCATTTCGCGTTTTTTAAGGAGATAGTCTATAGACTTTGCCACGATAGGAACCTAGCCCTTTCTTGCTGCCCAAAAAAAGGTAGCGCCCCTCACGTCCTAGCTCATTAAGGCGAGCTAACACGTGAGGGGATTGGCCGCAAGAATTACGCGCCAGTCGGACCAGTTGGACCAGTCGGACCAGTAGGCCCTGTCGCTCCAGTCGCTCCAGTCGCTCCAGTTGCTCCAGTCGCTCCAGTTGCACCCGTTGCTCCGGTAGGTCCGGTAG